ACAAGATTACTTGAGGATGTTCCCAAGTACTTATCTGATAATAATGCCACCTATAACTACATCCTTAAAGAGTTAGTTAGCTGGTTATTCATGATACAATAATTAAAAATAAATTTTTATTTTTTTCATATATTCCTATAAAGATATATAAGAATATATATATAATGCCAGGATGCATTTCTAATGAAGCTCCTGATAAACATATAGAAGAGGTATGGTATGGACTGAAAACGGCTATTCATAATACATATAGTGGCACTAATATACACATTCCTATTGATTTAGAAGATATAAGTAGCTGTTTAAATATTCTTCAATCAAATCAAAATTATCAGGAGATTGAAAAACAAATAGTAATAACTATAGGTCAAATTTGTAGATTTTATGTTGAACACCGAATGAGTGTATACAATTGTCACATATTGGATGTTCAAATAAAACGGTGGAACAAAGTTACTGAAAAATACAAATTCTTTGAAAAACAAGATATTAGAAATGTAATTGAAAATTGCGTTTTTTTTTACATATACTTTAAAATATTTGAAAACTACAAAAAATACACGGCACTTGTTGAATTATTTAATAATACTGATAACATACCCGAAATCAATAAAATAATAGATATATCTGTAAAATACAATTACCCAACTATTCTTGATAAGGCTAATAATTTTTTTTGCGTTTCAACTTACATAAATAATAAATATGAAACCAAATTCTTTAAGAATACTAATGGAAACAAACTTATAGGTCACCTGGTATCTAAAAATTTACTCAATTTATAATACCCTAAATTTAAATCGAGATTTTTAAATTTATAGTATTATATGAATAATCAGGAAGCATCAATTCCCCATCTGGATATGTCTGATGATGTAAAAAGGGCTATATTAGAAGCTATAAGATCAAGTGATTATTATGGATACGCATGTGTATTTTATTATATTTTTATGAATGACCTTGCCTTAATTTCTGAGGAAAATGATTTATGGGCTCATAAAGTTAATACTGAGGGCGATAAATGGGTTCTTGCAGACAAAGATTTTGTAATAAATCTTTACAAAGATTCACTTATTAAAGAATTTGGTAAATTAGTTGATTATTATCAAGCTCAAGTAACTCATGAAAGTTGTCCTTATTCACAAACCATTGAAAATCTAACACAAGCAGTAAATACTATGAAATACTATGGTAATACAGTTGTTGACGAAGCCTCCCAATTTTTTCAAGTAGAAGACTTTAAATGTTTTATTTCAACATATATGACTCATGAAAATCTTATTGACTTCGCACATGATATATTTAAGTATAATAATGATATTTAGGAGATTATGATTATAAGAAATTTAATTTTCAATGTAAAATTTTATATATAAGTATAAAATATATGGGAGCACTTATTAGTTGCTATGTAAAAAAAGAAAAAACAAAAGACCAGTATTACCACGAGATATTTGATGGACTGGATCTTGACGGCACACAAAAAATTGATGCGGACGAACTTCAAAGTATCTGGGAAAAAATTAAAGAACAAAAATTATCTATCTTAAATAAACGACTTACCGATTATGTATTAAATAAACAAGCTGAGATTAGTGATATTAACAACTTAAACTCATCATCTCTTATACCTAATGGCAAGAAATTTGATATAAAGGAATTTATAGACATAATGAAAAGTTTAGATATACCTGAAGAAGATATTCATAGTTTTTGGATAAGAACAAAGGAAAGTGAAATACATAATTTACAGGAAGTATTAAATAAATATCGTTAGATTTAATATAATTTAAAGTTAATTTTAATTATATTATATAATGAGTGACTCTGATGAAAATATAATAGATAAAAGTTACAAAGAATTTCTACATTTACAATCAAATATTATATTTAAAGACCTAACTATGCTTATAGAAAACATATTATGTATTTTAAATAAAGAATATGAATCAGATAAAAGTAAAATAATTCATGCATATATAAGTAAATTGAATAAATTAGGTGAAAGTGTTTGTTATACACCGCCCGAAATGATAAAATATAAAGAGGTCGATTTATACAACACTCTTATTGACTTTGATAGCAGTAATATAGAAAATTCTTCATTAAAAGATGCGCTTAAAATGTTATGGAATAAATATAAATCTGACTTTAAATCAACTGATTTGTAAATATTAACTAATTATATAAATATGGGTCAGTGGACTGAATTTGATGTTATTACTGGAAATCCTACAATTATGTATTTTTTTGACGAAATCTACGAGGATAATAAAAAAACATATAAACAGTTGGAAAAAGATTTTGATAAAAAATACAATTGGAATAATAGTGTTGTTGTAATAAAAAAAGATGGTTCTATAACCAAACCAGGACGTTACAATAGTTATGGTAGTGTAGATATACTTACTCCTAAAACTAAAAAAATAAAAGAAACTATAGTAATAACAAATCAAGGATTTAAACCAGCGGAAGGCATTATGATTAATAAAACTACTGCCGATTATCTTAAAAATCATAAATTATTTAAAACTTGTTCTAAAAAAGTTAATATGTTTAGTGCTATTCAAAAACTAATGAAAAAAGATTTTAGTCTTAAGAAGGTTCTTAAAATGGGTCCTATTGAAAAATATATTGGACTACAAGATTTAAATGTAACTAATCAAAAAAAATATAAAAATGGTTATGGAATATTAACAGAGGGTATTGATGCTTGGGTTCTTGTAGATCCAAAATTAAATACATCAGATGGTAAGAAAAATCACCAGAGAATTACTAAGGTTGTAGACAGTTTAATGACCAAAATATGCGCCGATAACAGAATAAGTCACAATAAACCTAAACCTACACCTAAACCTTCTGATAGAAAATCATCATGCGGCAAACGTAATCCATCTCCCCCTTGTAAAAAAGGGTTTGAATCCAAGAAAAATAAAAAAGGGAATAGCTGTTGTTATAAAAAAAAAGCTGATATAATCAAACCTAATGTTAAGCCAAACAAACCGAGTCCTACACTAAATAAACAAAATACCAAAATAAAAAAAGGATGTGATTTAATAATAGCTCAAAATGTTATTAATAAATTTTCTAAAGGTAAGCTCTATTATTATAGGTCAAAAAAGAAAGTCCTCAATACAAAAGAAGCTCTCAAAATCGCAATTTCAATGATTGGTAATAAATGTTAAATTTGATAAGTTTATTTATTTATTTTTTTAAATAAAAATGCTTAATCCTGAAATTATACCTACTCACACAGAAGCTAAGTATGTTCATAGTTTTTATAGAAAAAACTTCGACAACTTTTCAGATACACGAAGAAATATATGGCCTTGTGTTCAAAACTATATTGATAAACAACTTCCTAATCAAAATATTTTTGAAATAGGTTGTGGTAATGGAAAAAATATGTTGTATGCCAAGAACAACGGTCACCGTGTAACTGGAATTGATCTTTGCCCCGAATTTGTTGAAATTTGTAAAAAAACTGGTCTAGATAATACACATTTAGATAGTTGTCTAAGACAATCTTTTGTAGATGAGCAATTTGATTGTGTATTATCAATAGCTGTTTTTCATCATCTTTCTACGAAAGAACACCGGACAAAAGCTCTTAATAATATGATTAATGTTATTAAAACTGGCGGTAGTGGTTTCCTAACTCTATGGGCAGTTGAACAACCTGGTAATACAAAAAAGAAATTTAATGTAGGCGATAATATGGTTAAATGGAATCGTCCGTATGAGGATGATAATAATGTTAGACAATACGAGGTATTTGATAGATATTATTACGTATATACCGAAGAGATGTTTCGAGATTACCTTAATGAATTTAATGATAGAATAGAAATAACTAAGATCTTTAATGAATATGGTAATTGGGTTTGCGAGTTTAGAAAAATAAATTAGAAAAATAAAAATATTTTTATAGATTATTTAATTTAATTTTTATTTACTTACCCTGACCTTACTGATTTTCAGTAGTCTTCAAACTTGTGGACATTGAAAGAGGTTTTACATTAGTTGCCAATTCAGCAGAAGATACAATACAATCATACAAAATAGGGGGTGGCTGAACCGTATCTTTTGTAGCTATAATTGTTTGTCCAGTACGATGATTTACATATCCACGAACTCCCCTTACTGCTTGAGTTCCATAAACTTCTCCGTAAATTGGAAACCAAGGTGCTACACCATCCTGATGAATGTAGTAAATTCGCTGAAATGTATCGGGTGAAGAAGATGTCAGTAGAAACTTATGCATCTCTGCCTGATCAGCATCTCCTGACTCCTTGCTGGGAAGAGCATTATGTTTCTCTACAAATGCTGTTACCTTTTCCCACATTTCAACTTGTGCTACTATAGTCTTAGAAGGAGACTTACCATCCCTATCAGTGGTTTCACGAATTGTAGATGAACGCTCGCTATGAGGAGGAAATACACGCATCTTATTAGAAAGTTTGTATCCGGTAGGAACAGAATACTCACGGCAACGGTGAATGTAAGTTTGGTTGTTTGTCTGGAGAGAAGTCGTCATTATTTTATATATTATATAATTAATCTTTAAATATTTTATCAAATTTGTTTTTTAATATTATATTTCCTTAATCTGTTAATAATTTATATAAACTATATTTATTTAAATATTACTTAGCATAATACAACTATCAGGGATGAGATTAAATATGTTATACAGCTTTTTTTTATTAATAGTATCTAATACTTTAGCAGAACAACTAACTGTTCAAGATTTAGATAAATTAATTATTAATAGAAGGTATTCTACTAAATCACGTAATGATGAATCAACTAATTTTATGAGAACACTTAGTTCAAAGACGAACCCTACTCCTGCTCCTGCGCCTACTCCTGCGCCTACTCCTGCTCCTACTCCTGCTCCTACTCCTGCTCCTACACCTACTAATTATTCTAATCCTGTCCCAACTCCTGTTCCAACTACTTCTCCGACTCTATCACCTACTCTCGCGCCAACATTAGCCCCAACTCAAGTCCCAACATTAGCCCCAACTAAAGTCCCAACATTAGCCCCAACTAAAGTCCCAACATTAGCCCCAACATTAGCCCCAACTAAAGTCCCTACAT